AAACATGTGCCACGTTCTGTTAACCATATATTATGATTGCCAGTTGACTCTACTTTTTGTACAGCATGCCTCATGTCATCTGGTGCCATGAACTGTGCTTTTTTGATGTTTACTGTTTTGCCTGTTTCGCCTGCGGCTACTAACAAGTCTGTTTGGCGTGATAGGAACGCAGGTATCTGTATAACGTCTACAGTATCGGCTAGTACTGCACATTGTTCTGGTAAATGTACATCTGTTAGGACAGGGACGCCATAACCTTTTTTAACAGCGTATAGCGTATCCCTTCCCCGGTGTATACCAACGCCTCTTTTTCCATTTATACTGGTTCTATTCGCCTTATCAAAACTGGCTTTGAATATCCATTCAACTCCAAGCCGTTTGCATATGGTGTTTATAGATTCTGCCATAAAGTAAGAATGTTCCTCACTTTCTATCTGGCATGGTCCCAGTATAAATTTTACTGGAGAGTCGTTAGATAATTTAATCACTTAGTAAGTGCTGGAATAATATAGTTGTATTCTGCAATGCCACTGTCTACAGTAATCATAGCCGCACCTTCATCGCTAAACTTAATAGTTTTATCACCTGTCAAGTTAAGGATAGCAGTAATTGGTGCTACGGGCCAAGACCAAGGCTTAGCAAGTTTGCCTTCTACGTCAGCCGCAAATACAAAGTTACCTGCGTGACTTGTTGCTTCACCAAAAAAGAACTTTAAGTCTGAGCCTTCTGTCTTAGCAATAAAACTTGGATGTTCTGCGTTTGCTTGTGTCTGATACTTAAAACGCTGGATGCTTGCATCGTTAGGGCTAAAGTCTACGTTCCAGTTAACACCTCTAAACTTAACTGTTTTAAGTTGCTCTTCCACAATCTCTTTGCTCATAAATCTGTAGTCGTTTTTAAAGTCGCCGTTAGCGTTCTCAAAACTAATACCTGTCTTAACAGTCTCACCGTTCTTTTCTTGTGTACTGATTGAAATCTTAGGATTGTCTTTGTATTCTGGAATACCTAAAATAACATTTAGTTTGCTTAAGTTAGGCATACCAAATGTGCCTTCGAATTCTGCGATAGGTTGTTTAAATGCACCTTGAATAATAACAGTTCTATCTTCAGCAATGGCGTCAACTTTTGTTTCTGTTTTGCCGCCCTGCACTTTGATAGTGTTGACATTACCCAGTGTAAATGTGTGCGATACTAGATCTAGTAAATTATCTTTCATTGAATATTCTCCTTGTAGGATTATTATAGTTGATATTTAGGTGGATTGCAATAGTTATGGTTATATTATTTGATGTTTTCGTCTTGTATAATTCGTTGTAATGCTGTCTCAAGAGTAAGGTTGTATTTCTTTCTATACTCTTTGGCTTTTTCCAACAGATCAGGCCTAGATCTTTGTAGAGCAAAACGTTGTTGCGCATTCAGAGTGGACCTTAGTTCTTCCTGAGATCTTGCTTCGATACTCTTAGTATCTTCATCATCATCTAGTATTTGTATTACTGCTCCCAGAGACTGATGTGCTTTACAGGTTTTTAATTCTCCGTCTACTTGTAACTCAACCCAACTTACTGTAGGATCGAAGTCATGAGTGTCAATAACTTTAAAACCAAGACTTTCAACTAATGGTATAAGCATGTGTTTGGGAGTGTGACACATAAATGCGTTCTCAACCATTTCTGCACCTTGCCAGCGATCACTGTTGTTATAACTAAACATCAGATATCCGCCAGGACGCATAGTTTTTTTAATTTCTATCAAGTAAGATTTTATTGCTTCAAGTGGGAAATAGTTGAATACGTTCCATGCCAACACAAATGCCATTTGTCCTTGAGGCAACATACTCAAATCATAGTCATTGTTAATAAGGTAAGAACGTAGCCTACGTGTTGCGTAAAATTCATTAAAACGATTTTTTGTTGTATCCAAGAACTCTTGATGTACGTCCACGATGTACAAGGGATCTCCAGCAATCATTTGTTCGGTGTACTCACCGTCTCCTGGGCCTATTTCTAGACTAGGATATTGCCAGTTCACATAGCGATAAATCCTACTTTTAATAATTTCCTGTACATTACCATATGTGTATAGCCTCCTAATATCTCTATTTGTTGCTACATCAGCTTTTTTATGTTGAGACTCGTACATCTCATAACTGTCAATAAAGTATTGTTTGCCCCAATCAGATATTGCTTTTTCCAATTCATTTATTTTTTCTAACTTGAAACTGTCTACATTGTTTAATGTTTCATATATTGAACGATAACGTGACTGTAGTTCTTGAAAAAACCCAGCATCAGTAAATCTCTCAGAGTTCAAGGATAGTTGGTGAAGATGTGAGATATTATCTTCTATTTTGGATATAATACCATCACTATTGTGATTTTGAAGATCCAGTTTATACTTTAATAATTGACTGAGACGCATACATAACTATTTATCATACGTCTTTATCCAAAGTCAAACAAGCTATCAAAAGTTGTGGTTATTCCTGTGTGGTCCGGAATGTTCCACCCTAGTACACCTAACAAGTTCTCTACTTTCTGATCAACAATTGTAGACTCCATTAAATCATCATCAAACGGCAAGTCTTTAAACCATTGTGGGATATGCAACTCATCTGTAGGATAACCAACGCTAGTAAACCCTAATGGATTCTGCTTAAGTTTACACACAATAGTTTTCATACCGTCAACAACTTGTGTGCTATAGTTGTCACCATGCATACGTCTAAGGTTGTTCCAGTTCATTGCGGCTCTAACATGACCAGGCATGTTTGCTTTGCCCTGTCGCTTTTCTGCTTCAGTATACTTGGTTAGATTGTTTACACGCTTGGGAGTACCTTTTTCCCATGCTGGACGCTCTCTAAATGCTAATTTAAACTCACGTACTCTGTCATATATCTCTTCTTTTTCAGCACCAGTTAGTGTTGCCAGCAAGATTTCACTAAGGAAGTTTTGTACAACAGGTGGGGTATCACTTCGTTTTAAGTCAAGTCCCATGGCTTTGACCTTACCAGGCTTACCGCCTTGATCGAGTCTAAAACCCTCCATGTCATAAATCAATGCCGCATAACGCTTTTTCTTAATGAATAAACCTTTGGTTGCAGTAATTTCTCTACCACCTTGTATAAGGTCTCCCATGTGCTTTGGGCAATGGAAAGCCTTGGCCATAAACTTAGGAAAACTTTCATTTAATTGCTCTGCTATCTGATCGTAGAGTTCTACTACAATGTCTTTGTTCCATTCCATTTTGCCTGCTTCGACATCGTCTTTAACTGCGGGCCACATAGTAAAGTAAACAGAGTCTGTATCACCATATATAATAGATTCACCTGTGTGATCGTACACACCCATGATACATTCATTTGTGTATGCATCCATGTGTTTTGCAATACTTCTACCAGTTAGTGTAGTCGATTGTCCAATACGTTTGTCAAAGAACCTACAACCTGGATTAAGAATAGCACCATACAAACTGTTCAAGTTAATCTTCTTAACCAACTGACGTTTGTCCCAGAATGCAATGTCTTCTTTGTCAGTTGCATCTTTCTTTTTTGCTTGTAGTTCTTTACGTTCTGCATACCAACGCTCTAGTAAGCCTGGGATAATACCTTTCTTCTCGTAGGTAAAGATAGTGCCGTTTGCACTAAGTATCCAACTGGTATTACTGTCAAACAGCATCTTCCAGAGCTCTGCACCTGTGTGTACAGTACTTTCACCGTTCTCCCAGTCTACAGTTATCTCTGTGCCTGCCTGCATTTCCATAACAGCAGTATACTCTAGTGTTGCGAATAAACCGTCCCAGCTGTCTGTGAAGCTCTTACCTGATTTGCGTTTTTCTGACAAATAACTGTCAGTCATAATAGGACGTAGTTGTCCTACAATAGTTTCTGGTCCCATGTTTAGGGCACGAATAGCACTAGGATACAGACTGTTAATATCAATAGCACCTACCCAGTCGTGCATGCCTTTCTTAGGATGCGCAACATAAGCGCCAGCAGCCTGTGTGGTACCTTGATCGTCTCTGTTTCTATCAGGAACAATCATGTCAAGTTGATGTGCTTCGTTAATAATTGCTTGTTCTGTAACAGCCACAGCACCCATTGTTGTTGGTAGTAGTACTGTGTTATCATGTGCAAGTTCGTTTGCTAGATCCAAGAACCTTAGTTTTTGATCTAGTTTGTGCAGTAGTGCAGTATCCTGTCTGTTATACTCAATAAATGTTTTAAAGTCCTGATTGTATAACTGGTCCAGCGTACCTTCGTATGCTGTTTTACGTTCACCTAGTTCATGTTCGCCAATAGCATCTAGCGAATAACTGTGACGTTCCTCGTAGGTATATTTGCGATAGAGTTGCATGTAATCCATGTGTACTCTACCAATAAGATCAAATGTTACATTCTCTGCACCAAAACGTTCAAATGTACGCTTCTTAGGATACTGACCCCACAAACAAAAACGTCTTGTGTCGTCTTTACTGAGTACTCTGTTAATACGTAGTACTGTGTAGGGAATATCATATCCTTCACTGTTCCAGCCACTTAGGATGTCTGCATCATCAATTAAATTTAAGAACTGATCCAACATGTCTGCTTCTTTCTCAAACATGAATGTGTCTTCAAACTGGTCTGCAACTGCTTGTGCTTCTTCCCAGCTCATACCTTTAGGAGGTACAGCAAGTGTAATTAACTTGCCTAACCAGTCCAGGTATACTGTAATTGCTGTAATAGGATTAAAAGGATCATCAGGCGGACTAAATCCTCTTTTAGGATCAAAGTCAACCTCAATATCGAAAAAGCATGTATGTAGTTTGGGAGCATCTGCACCCAAGTAGTGATCTTCTAGACATCTGTATACAACGTTGATGTCTGATTCCCATAGTCTTTTGCCACCACCTTGTATCTTTTTTTCCTTGTGGAACTCTTTGCCATTACGTGTAGCAAACCTACTTACTGGTGTACCATAGATAGTTCTGTGTTTGCCTTTGGGATCGTCGTAATAGAATACATAGTTGGCAGGAAACTCGTTGTAGAGTCTATCACCGTTAACACGTTCTACAACATGTATCCTGTCTGTGTCTCTGTCATGTAATGCGTCTATGTAACTCATATGTTTATTATACTATAATCAGTGAAGGGAAGTCTATCGAATAAGTTTTCATTTCTTTTTTTGTCCAACATTAGTACGTGCAGAATTGTGTCTTTAAACAAATTACAATTATAATTATCTGTTGTGTATTGTATCAAATGATCTAATAGGTGATGGTCATGGTGGTAATTTTTTAATTCATCCAAACAGTCAATTGCTTGTTGCTTGTATCTTTCATCTATAGCATTTAGTGACAGATGCGGTGGGTAATAAAGATTGTTTAATTTTATGTTAAAATCTTGAAGTTCTTGCATTAGATTTTTTAACGTCCAAATGTTGAGTAAACTTACTGTTACTGCAATGGTTGTTTCTATAGGCCAATGTTTCATAATTTCCAAGTTTTGCTTAACCTTATCCCATTTGCCGCCGTGTCGGAGTATATTGAATTCTTCTCCGACCGCATCAATACTAAGCATTAGCTTTATATGTTTAAACTGTTTCCATATATCAATGATGTTTTTATCTTTAAATTTTGTTACTGTTCCATTGGAATTATAGGATATAACAATGTTTTTGCTGTAGCCTTTTTCTATTAATAGTTCTAACAGTAACCAGTGATCAGGGTTGAGCAACGGTTCTCCGCCGGTGTAGTATATGTACTCTAGTTTATTGTTGACAATTTTTTCTAAATACTGCTCAATGTCTTGCTTAATTATAAAGTCTTTGTTGCCTAATTCTTTATTGAAAAGACTACTGTATTCTGGACCGCACATTCTACATTTCATGTTACAGAGATTTGTATTACGCACATCAAGATATCTGTATGACCTGTCGTCGTACGGTTTAAAATTTTCCCTCATACTTTCTAAGTTGTTTTTCTCAGCATCAATGCAGGCCTGGCAAGCAGGTTCGGGTTTGCCTGTCCTTAAATCTGCAAACGGATCGTTAAATAATTCAGATATAGGTTTTCTGTAATCGGTTGTTACAAGGCCACATGGCGCAATAGTTCCGTCTGGATGAAATGCTACACCGTTTTCCATTAAGCCGCAACGCCAAGACATATTACCACCATCCTGATGCTACACCATATCCGAATATGTTAACACATGCAAACCAGCTGGTCAACAAAAACGGAAAAGGTAAACTTCTGCGTAAGTATGCAATTGCACCCGAAATACATCCAACAAAGAACCCAGGATACACTATCAACATGTTGGGTGCGTCTGCTGTTGCGGCTAACAACGCACTAGAACCAACAGTTGTAACGAAACTGATCAGCTCAAGATAAAATGCCGTGCGGTCACTAGTGTAACTGTTGACCCAAAACTTCTTTATGTTTTCCAATTAAAGAGTACGGCCAACAGTTTCAAGGATAGTATTCAGATCTTCGTGATCAGCGTTTTCATCTGTGAGTTTGGACTTGTATGCAATACGCACAGCCTTCTTGAGAATACTGGGTTTGATTTCCATTTCCTCTGCAACTGCTTTGATAGTGTCGCTTAGGCCTGCGTTGAGGTCTTCAACTTCTTGCATTACTGCAATACCTTCGTTAACAACCTGTGTGAGTTTTGCTTTTTGCTCTGAACTGAACATTCTTGATGCCATTATTGATCTCCTGTTAGTAAAGTATAGTATTATACAGTATTGAAACTAAGAAAGCAAGTTGTTTAGGAATTATCTGCCTTGACCGCGATATGCTTTGTACCCTCTACGTTTGTGTTTGTTCATCATACACAAAGATACTCTGCGACTGTTACCTTGGCTAGTTTTTTTATATTTTGAGTTGGTAGCCCACAGCTCAACTGCTAGTTGTTTGATTTTTGCCATACTTGTCTCCCTGATATTTTATTTATTTTTTATCCAAGGTTTTGTATTGCCAGTCGTCTGAGTGACCCACACTCCATTTTGGAGTTGTTTCCACTTTGTAATTTTGACTACAAACTTTAAAGTCTGGGGTCATCAGTTTCTCTGGTATAAGACTTTGGTCACGCCAGATAACTCTATTGTTTGGCTGTGCGGCAAACTGCCCATTATCCAGTTTGATTACATTGAAACTTTTGTGCTCTGGGTCATGTTCTGAAAAGTTTGTATCCAGTATGCTGATATCTGCATGTGCGGTATCTACAGTAAACGCATATTCACCAGGATGCATCTGTTTGTCTTTGCCAAAGAACTCACATCTACTCAACAGTGGTTTTTGTATTACTGTCAAGTAATAATCAAAGCAGTCCCATAACTGTAGTGTATCCAAACTTAGTTGTTTATCTTTATCGTAGTCCTGTTTCCATACAAATGCACTCAACGGAAGTTTGTCGTACAATGCTCCGTAGTCTGTTAACAGTGTTTCAAAGTATAGAGCTTTTGCTTGTATGCTTTTTATGCTGATCCAGATACCCGGAGTAAGTTCTCCGTGGCCTTTTTGATGATCATACAAGTATTCTTTTTTGATCCACACTGGGACCGGTGGTAATGGATGTACTAGAAATGCCATATGTTTTTAGTTATTTGATTTAGGAATTTTTGGAAGCCTGTTTCTACTACTCGCATCATCACGTGTAGCATTCTTGATTATGTCTATTACGGTCTGCTTGGCAGTATCTTTGACTTTACCACCTTTAACCATGTCGTACACTTTCTTACCCTGACGTATTACACCAATTGGGTTTATTGGTTGCTTTTCTGCAGGAGCATCGTGCGTAGGCGGAAGTGCTTCTTTCATGCTACGTGTCTTGGTAGCAACGTTTTTGGCTTTGCCTTTACGCTCTGGATTTGGATCTTCTCTACGCTTTTTGGCCGCACTGCTTGAACGACCTTTCTTGCCTAGAGCTTGTGCTTTTGCTTGTGGTAGACATTTGGGTTTGCCTTCTTTGCTACTGCCTCTTGCACAGTCTCCACGTATCTTACCATCTGGTCCGAAACGTACCCACTTCTCTTT